TACTTTGTAATACTTGGTATGTATCTCCTTGTCTTCTCTGGGCATCAACAATATTAGATTCTACATTAGCGTCTCTTAGTATTTTAACGAAAAATCTACCTTCAAATTGTGCTTTATCTTTTTCTTCTTTAGTTCTAGCCTCTAAAAGTAATCCCCTAGACATTGATAAGTTAGAGTTATTACTACCAACTCCAGGAACTGTCGGGAGCAACGCTGAATCTGATTGGCAGAACATAGCATCATTTCCAAACGCTGTTTCTAGCGCAATTCTTACTAATCTCTCTGCTTGACCTGGTATCTCAACGCCATTTGCATCAACTGATGGCTCTGAACCTATATAACTAATATTAGCAATATCATACCACAGTGTTTTATTTGTCAATTGACTAGTTACTGCGTTAAACGCCGATGGTACACCTGGCGATTGAACTATCCTAACCTGCGCCTTAGATTTGTCTTTCAATCCAAAGAATAACGATTGATCAAAATATTCAGCAATAACATCTATGTTCATGCGGTTTGGAAGTGGTAATCCAGACGGCCAAAGCATACCAGTGTCCCAATGACCTACATTACCCCAGCCAGGTGGTGGTAAATGTATTGGAAGCGCTCCCCAATACTGATCATCTGTTTTTATAAATTTTGGAGCGTTATTCGCTATAGATAAAACCTTGTAGGAAACATCGTAATCAGTAAACTCATTAGAATCATGTTTCTTTTTTAGTATTAAATTAGAGTCTTCTGTGATTTTATTTCTTTCTACAGAAGGAAAAGACATCCATACTCCACCATCTTCAGCATCATACCACCTGTCCATAGCTAAATTATAATACTCGTTAGCCGTTTCTTTTATGTAAAAAGTATATGACTCAGCCCAATATGGAGCTTTAGAGGTTAAGTTTACGTTTAATCTATTTTGTATTTTCGCACCTGTTTTTGCAATCTCAACAGAGCCAGATTTCGATGTTAGCACGGGTGTTTCCCTACCGTATCTATCTCTATATACAACTCCTAATTGGTATGTTCTTTGAGATTTTAAAGACTTAACAGGTTCTCCGAGCATATTCTCTGGGTCTTGTGCCCATGGCGATAGCTCTGAGATAGATGTGCTGAAAGCCGGTTTTAATGATTCTTTTCCAAAATTAGCACTATAATCTATAGCCTCAAGATTATATCCCTCTAAATAGTTAGCAAAAATTAATCTATTAGCTGTTATTTCTTGACCTAAAGCTTTTCTAGGAACGTTATCCCAAGGGCGTAGTAGTTGATTAGATGCAACGACCTGATGGATCAACTCAGTTTTTATTATATATCTTCCAAAGTGTCCTCCATTACCAACCGTATTCCAATGGTTATTAATAGAAGCCGGTTCAATTGGATCGTCGTTTTTGAAGGTTTCAACAGTGTATATGCTTGGTGAATTTGATTCTTTGTAAAGTATATCTATCTGAACCACGTCATGTGGACAATCTTTTGGACGCCAATTTAACACCTTAAGTGCTCTCATAGCATTCTCCATCCCTAAGTTATAACCTTTTTTAGGAGAAAAATCAAATCTTGAGGGGATGAACGCTATTTCCGACCATGGTGCAAATACGGAATATTCACCATCCTCGTACTTATATCTATAAGAAAACCTAGGAAATTTAACTTTAAATAATGGTGGTATCTGAACTAATGTTACTTGATACATATCACTAACATTAATACTTTCTATAGGAAACACCCCACTAATACTCATAATTCTACCTAATATAAATGGGGCTGGAACATTACCACTTTGTGCGCCCCAAGTGTCACCTGGAACTGCAGGAACCCCACCCCAATTAAGCGGTAAACCAGCTGGGTCTACTAATAAATTACTTGGACTCCAAGGTCCAGCTACCCAAGTTGGATCATCACGCATTTGTGCTGGATTTATTATTTCCACTCTACAACTAGCCGTTTGCGTGTGACCAAAAATATCTATATATACGTGTTCTATTATTAATTGATCATCAACGTCCCAATCCTCACCAGTTGTAGCTATGTCAATTGGAATCCTTATCTCACTACCACTTGTAAGACCTTGCTTGTATTGATCATAAAATATACTGATATCAGTACCATCGACAGCCGTACCGTATTGATTGGGTGTTAAAATTCCTGGACAACCAATAGTTGGATCTACGCAGTAGTTAGCGGATTGATCCATTTGGTATCCAGTAAATTGAGACGCCACTACAGCTCCTACGGACACAGGATTAACTCCAGCAGTTTCTTCAGCGTACTTATACATCTCCAAAGTAAGTGGCATTGTCGGTCCTTTTCTTAAAACCGCCATATGTTTTTCTAAGGCAAACACAGGTCTACAATAATCGTCAAACTCACAAAGGTCGTTGATCTGCTCTCTAGGAGCTCCGTTTAAACTAACAATCTGCGCATTAATAAACCCTTGTTGAACAGCTGGCAGGTTTAGGATGTTCTGTGCGAGATTATTTATTAAATTCTGTGCGAACTTTAACGGGGAGGAATTATTGTTATATTTCTTCATATCTCACTTATTGGTTTTGGGAAACTGTTACTAATGGATTAGACCAATTTGTTGGGGGACAACTAAGTCCACAAATCCCCATATCATTAAAAGTTTGCCCAGCGACATCTGGTAGTGGATTGCCAGTGTTAGCAGGATCATCAGGAGATTGACTACATGTTGGTGTACCTATCCAATTACTACAATTACAAGCTTCACTTGTCATGTTAAAATAACCATTATGTATAGGCCCATCTTGACCTTGAGGTTGGAAACTATAGGTGTCTTCAACTATAGTTCTAACATTTAACCACGACATCCCCGTAGTAACAGCTGGAACCGCTTTCTCCGTAAGCCCATCTGGTTCAAATGCCACAAAGGTCCCATCAAATATACTAGTATTTCTTAACCAAGTTATTATAGATGTGTAATCATCATCAACACCTGGTGTAGCGTAATAATTTGCAGGACTTTCAACTCCCGTTGGATTTACATGACCACTTACATGAGTATAATTAGGCATCCAAGAATTTCCTCTAACTAGAAAATCTGAATACTTTATCTGAAGTGGTTTAAGGTACTGAAGTGTGAATGGGAAGCTATTGTTATCATGCCCAAAGTATGTACAATTACCATCAGCTGGACCACCAAAGTTGCTACCATTAGCACCCCATTGGAATAAATTGCTAGTTACTTCTACGTACCTAGTTGTAGACCAAAAAGTTGTTAGTTCATTATTCCTCATAAACTCTATATAATCATCATCTAAAGCATATATGATAGAGTTAATAGCTGGAGTAGTGTTAGGATTTAAATTAACAGCTGGAAACTGGTTTGACGAATCAAATACATCGTAATCATCCCCACCTCCCATTATACGTAAACTCGAGCACTCGTCAACTTGATATCCAAAATAACAACCAAACGAGAGTTGTGTCTGGCAACTACCATCATCACAGCACGCATCTGGATCATACTCTAAAAAGTTTGGATCCATACAACCGGTAACATAACAGCATCCCGTGTGGAAATTTGGCCAACAAGCTGTTTCATCGTAATCACACGCTAAAGGATCCATACACCCATCGTTAAAACAACACGAATTATCGAGAATCTGAGCATTTGGATCATAGTTAAAAGCAGTACCATCAGTACACCCATAAATAGGGCATATTGTTTCATCCTTATAGCAATCATATTTAACCCCACTTTCCCCTAAAGCTATATTTTGATCAACTATTAACACAGTATGTTGATTGAAATTATCTATATGAGGAGGTGGATTGCTAGAGTGTCTACCAATTAAACCAGGAGTAGCTACGAAGTTTTTAGTCATACAACCCTCTTTACCTCTTTTAATATTTACTTTTTTTGGCTCAGAATGATTATCTGTCCAGAATATCATACCATCGATAATATTTAAACCAGTTATACTTCTTCCTGTATCAAAATTTAGATTTCTATCGCCAATAAAATATGCAGGGAAAGGATTAAACCCATTTCCAGCCCAATTTGGTTGCCAGTCTGAATCTAAAGTTATCCACCCGGTTACGTAATCAACATTTTCAACAGTTAGAGAATAGTTAACTCCTGATGCCCAAAGTCTCATACCCCATCTTATTTGATTTAGATTTTTATCAACTTTAATCTTTGTCTTATTACCATCGGTGCATACCAACTCTGATTCTGTTACTTGGCATTGAACTTTGTATATATCAACCATCACGGCTTGCTCTTTAGCTTGCCAACTCGCATCTAGACCTAAAGTAGTATTGTATTCAACTATACGATCCATCCATATTCCCTCCCCTTGATCCGGTGGAATAGTAGCAACGAATCGATAAAGCATATCAGATTGAGGATCTACAACTTCAGCTATGTGGTGATTAGTATTAATATGCTCGTAGCCGTGCGGGGAGAATGTGCTAGTATTATCTTGTGTTCTACCTTGGATAGCCGATGTAACCTTTATATTACCTAATATATTTTGGGCTGCGCCAACGTTAGAATCTTCAGATGTAGCAACGGAAATATTTAACGCTTCTCTATACTGTCCATTGGGAACGATTCTCTCATCAAGATCTTTCTCCATTTTACCACCCGTAAAAGTATGTTTTAATTCTGGCATGTGTTAATGTTGTATAAATTTAGATTTACCTCTTAAAACTTGGGATATTTCCTCTAGTTTAATATTAGATAATCTTATTTTTGCCTTTCTAGTCTCAGCAAACCTTTCCTTCTTTAATCTCTGTATAACACCTTCTCCCACATCTATCCTAGCAGATGCGCATCCATAAGCGATCCATTTGTACATAGCTTCTTCAGCTAACTTCGGAATTCGCATCTCAGAAGTATCGCCAGCATGGTCACTTAGATAATGTAGTATTATGGTTTTACCGGTTAAATTTGAGCTAAAATGTATCTTGCCACTATCACAATCTATAAAAAACGAACCGTTGCCTTGGGCAAACTCGGCATTTAACCCAAACCTTCCACCAGAACTATTGGAAAAAAGATCAGTGTCTTCGTTCGTTAACGCTCCCGATCCCTTGTACTTACCCCAAGTTGTACCACCAGTTATATCGTCAAAACTAACAAAGCGAGGTACACCGTTAGTATATGCCCCTTGATTTGCTAACGTAGGTTTATCTATAAAAAACTCTGTAGTTAAATTAGAACCACCATTATTAACTAAAACAACATTTGTTATCTTTGTATTTTGCTCAAAGCCGGGGTGGAATATTTGCATACCATTTTTTAATACGGGTTCAGTCATAACCTGTCCGGATCCTAAAAAATTACCAAACTCATCTTCGTTGTAATATTGAAAATTTTGGTTTAGTCTAAAAGGTCCAGAATACGATCCTGTTAAAGTGTTTGTACCCCAGTTAATACCAAAAGTATCTTGAAGCATAAACCCTGGTCTACTAGATTTATTATAATCATCAGAGACTAACTTTGCTTGCCCTTGAGCACCACTTGTGTTTGATTGAGAGTACACATAATTACCATCTACATCTTGTTGAACTGTGTTAGGATTTGATGTGTGTCTAGTGGGATATAAAATATGTTCTATACCAGCGCTATCGCTGTATGTTATTTTAGTATAGTTAACGTAATCATGTGGAAGCACCATTTGAAGCGAGGGTGATAAAACTATCTCTTGCGATTTACAAGATTTAAATGTATCATAACTCAACTCTTGCATAGCTCTATGCGCGTGGAAGTATACGTCTGAATCTAACACTTTTTGTAATATTTTACCCTCTCCAACGTAAGAAGCGTTAAAATTCTTTATTATATCTCCTATGGTTATAAGTTGATAATTACCGTGTTTTGTATTATCCGGATAATACTGTGATGGTGGAGTGTAGCCCCAACCACCTCTTGCTAATTTTGGTCCCGCCATATTTATTTATTTTCTTGTTGAGTGTTTAATGAATCTTCACCTTGTGCAGCGGCGAATAATTGTTGATCTTCTATTGATATACCAGCTAATTTTAATATTTTAGCAACTAAATCTGTTTGCTCTGAAGAATGTAATTGGAAGTGTTGAGTTGTAGTTGGATCAAAAGTTGGTTTTTCATTTACTACCATATAACCCCAATAAGCTAAACTCGGTTTACCACTAATAGTCTCACATGTTATGCCAGTAACAATTTGACCAGTACCATCATGAACTTGGATCATCTTATATCCATCGTCAAAATAAACAGCATCTTTTAATCCTTTTCTATGCCATTCCGAATTTATTATGCTGGACAATTGATCAGGATCTATAAGTTTTAATGTTCTACGTATACCACCTTGGTTTAAAAATATATTACCTACATATGCAGCTGATGGCAACGTTATCCCTCCAATTACCGGTGCGTTTGGAGTATACCACGTCATTAACTTCTCCATTATTTGAGAAACTGAATCACCTAATTGATGTTTTGCAGGCCTCTTTTCTCTAAGTGCATTTAAATCATATAAATACTGTTCGAACATATCTAATTGAGCTTGGTTAGCAAATAAATTAAACTCTTGAGGTGTTATATAACCTCGCTGTTCTTTATTAGCTAAAGCCTGCACTGTTTGATATACCGTATCTATATTTATCATTTTCTTTTATTTTTTATAAGGAAATGCTTTATTCAAATTATCTTTCCTTTTATTACATCCACAATCTCCTTTTTTACCATTCTTACCTTGAAAAACCCCGTTTTGAGTTAAAATTTGAGTAAAAGATTTAATTCCAGTAAATCTTGTTATTTTTTCAATCGTGTCTCCTAGTCCTATTGATTTTTTTTCTTTTTCCATTTAATTAAATTTTAATATACGGTCGCCCCGAAGGGCAACCATATAATTTTGTTATTGATTCATTCTTTTCTCTATGTTAGAGTAAACTTCCATGCCTTCATCAGTTTTAAACCAATGCGCTAAAGCAGTATATGGGTGTTCATCAAATGGCACTACCATTAATTTCCTTCCATTGCTTGCCCATAAAAAATTTCTTTGATCAGAGGATAATCTTATTATACTAGTCTCTACAGCTTTAATACCAAAGTTTCTTAGCATTACATTTTCGTCATCCGCTAATTCTAAGAAAAGTTTAGGGTTGTTTCTTGCAAACACCATTAAATCTCTTTTAAGCTCCTTAGAACTCATCTCTGACACTTTAGAACCTACTTCCACCCTCATGATAGCTTCCATCATATCAATATCCATATCTCTAGCTATAACAATAGCATCTGCCTCCACCATTAACACCTCTATTTCATCTTGAGCGATTTTAGACGGTTTGAACTCATAAAACATTGTTTCTCTACTTGGGTGATATAAACTCAATAATTTCTGTAAAACAGTTTGCTCTCTAGGAACAAACAAACTACCATTTCTAAAAATAATGTGCTCTAATCTCTGGTCACCCTTCATCTCATCTACAAATGATGTTTTTTGATTTTGACAATATTTTAATTCTCTTTCATAACCTAAGGCTTCATCAAACCAATATATTCCTGATGATCTAATTGATCTGGAGAGTGGTTTTTTATCACCTTTTAAATAGTATAATCTATCTTTTATTTCCCACTCGTTGGATGGTTTTAACCTTTCCCTTGCTTTTGGTCTTTCAGTTACAACTGTTTCAACCATTATTTCTTTTTTAGGTTGTTCTACAACCTTTATATCTGTGTGCTCATCGCCAGGGTCTGCCTGCGTGATCACTTCTTTTTTTTGTTTTTTTGCCATAATATAATATATAATAAAATTAATAAAAATAAAAGGACCGAGGCCGAAGCCCCGGTTCTTTTAAAATAATTGTGCTTATTTCAATAACATGAAATTGTTAGCACCTTGTGTAACTAAACATCTTTCAGAAAGCATGTGGATCTGCATTGCGTCAAGAGCTGACGTAGCAGCACCAACCGAACCAGTAACCCAAGTTTTCATTCTTCTGTCATCTGTTTGTGAAGCTCTATATCTAACATGTAAGAAAGGACGTTTAAGGTTCTTTCCTAATGATTGATCATAAACTGTAGATGTACCAGCTGGAATCATAACCCCTCTTATAGCGTTTGCTCCAGCATTAGAATTAATACTACCTCTTGTAGCTTTATCATTTAGGTATCTGAAGTCAGACTTGTAGAAGTCATAAGAACCTCTTCGGAATCCAGAGAAGCCTAAGTTTAATGCCATGTCTTCAGAGTTATTGAATACTCCATAAGAAGTACCGCCATTCCATCCAGAATTCATAGAAGCTAACATATCGTCCATATTTAAAGAAACCTGTCTGTTTACAAACATCATGTTTTCTTCAATAGCACCTTGCTTATCAAACTCAGCTAAAATAGCATCAAATTCATCTAAATCAGTAGCAGCATTAACACCTGTGATACCAGAAGTTAAATTACCTCTAGATTCAATAGCAGCGAATAAACCTTCAGTACCAGTTTCGTTACCAGTACCAATAGCTGATCCGTACATAGAGAATGCAGATTCAGTGTTGTCTAAAGCAAGACCACCTTTTTCACCCTCAAGCATTGCCATTTCCAAGTAATCGTTAAAACGAGCTCTCGTATCAGCTTCAGCTTTTAAATACCAAAGATATCCACTTTGACCAGCTTCAGCAGCAACTTCAACCCAACCAATTCTAGATGTATCAGAACCTGATACTTCGTAGTAATCTTTTATAATAATTGGTTTGTTAACGAAAGATTTGAACTTAGGCTCGTTAGCACCTCTACTTTCAGTAGCGGCCGTACCAGCAGCGTTAGTATAAGACTTCCCTTTTGTAAATTCAGAACCATAAACTAATATAGTCGTATCATCAGCAGCAGCAGAAACAGGTACAGTTGCAACGCCATAAGGCGCTACAGATATAACGTTACCAAGTACTTCAACGACAAGTCCTTTAATAACTTGAACTGAATTAGATATAATAACTGTATCAGATTGTCTAATAGCGTGATCTACAATAGTACCAGAGACAGTAACAGCAGCGCCGTCAATTTCTTTAGTAATATCAACTTCGATCGCACCAGTGGTTGCACCAACAGGACCTAAACCAGCACCTGCGTTAGTAGACGTGATTTGTCCTGTGTAAGATATATGTAATCTACCTTGTTCTGACCAAACTACTTGGTCTGAAGCCATAGATTCTTCAGCTCCTACTTGCGAAAGAAAGCCTGATATAGTTCTCGGTCCGAAAACTTCAGCTTCTTTTTCCATAAGATCTGGTAAATATTGTTGTGCCCAATCATTAGCGCCAGACGTAAAGTCTAGGTAATTTGTGTTTAGTGTTTGCTGGTTTGCAGCAGGTACACTATTCAACAATGGGCCGTGAGTAATTGACATAATTTTTTAATTTTAAGTTTATTTTTTGTTTTTAATTTTAAATTTGAAATCGGCAGTTGTGTCTCCTAATACTCTAACTTTGACCCCATCATTACTAATGTTACCACTTAACTCTTGACGTGGGTCCATGTTTATGTTTTTAGATTCACTAACGCTTTGTTTTAAAGCATCAGCTTTACCCTGTTCATAAAAATGATTAGCAATCGTATCAGAATTCATTGCAGTAAATAAAGACTTGTGATAACCAGCTTCGTCTGACATTTGTCTATTTTCATCAAGAAACTTTCCTATGAAATTATTAATATCACTCTGTGTATCTTTTACTTTATCAACGTCGTTTACGTTAAATCTGTATTTTTTATCGCCGACATTATATTCAAAACCTTTGAATTTATCGCCAAAAAACCTATTGGTTTTATTTAAAAAAGTAGATTTAGCTTTTTCTTCGTATTCCTGCGTTTGCCTTGCTTCTTTCGAATGTGTGTTGAAGTAATCAATAGCACCTTGCTGTTCTTTTGTAAGTTTGCTCCCTGCCTTGATTTCTTCGTAGTATTTGGATTTATTCTCTTCCAAGTGAGCTTTAGCGCTGGCAACTTGCTCTTTAAGCGCTAGTTTTTTTCTTCGTATGTCTCTATCTTCGTCTTGTTCTTCGTCGTAAGAGAATGTGTCTTCCATAAGGAAGTTAATTTCTTCATTGTTTAAGTGAGGTTTAGTCTGTTTATAGTACTCATGTAGTAAGTCATCATTATCTAGTTTATCATAATCTTGATTTAACTTAACATAATCATTTAAATCACCACCGGTTTCTTCCATGAAATCTACAACTTTTTGAACACTTGATGGTAGTGGTTTCTGTGTTTCTATATTTTCTTTAATAGCATCAGCTACAACCTCAGCAGTTTCTTCTATCGTAACCTCTTGTTCTCCACCTTCTACGGTTACATCTTCTAGTGGTGGTGGGTTTTCCACTACAGATTCTTCAATCTTAACTGTATCAACATCAGGTTCAACTGTAGTATCTTCAGCGGTTTTGTTTAAATCTACTTTAGTAATAGTTTCCGCGTCTAAATCTACGGCTTTTGAGGTCATTTTCTCTTTTACCTTCGTAACATCACCGTCCGTTTTATCGCCCTCGGGCTTTGATTGCTTTTTTTCTTTTACTTTTATTGAACCAGTTTCGTTGTCCGCTATTGGTTCTTCTTTTTTCTTTGCCATAATATAATATAATAATAGTTAATAAATTTTACATACCTAAATCAAATCCCCCTAAGGTATCATTACCTGTTGACTCAAAGTTTTTAGGTGGTTTTGAATTTGTTTTTTGATCAAGTAACTCGCTTTGTTGGGTTGCTTGTATTTTCGTTCTATCGTCTTTGCGATTTTCAGATAATATTTGTGTCTCTGTCTTCGCTTTAGCTTCCAATTGTTTCAATTGCATGTTGTACTCAAATTCTTGCGCCATCAACGATTTCTTAATTTCAGCCTCTTGGCTTAATAATCTTGCCTTCCCGTCAACTTTCAATTGCTCTAATTGTTTTTGAGTTTTCATCATGGCCTCATTCTTTTCAATCTCAGCTTTAGCAGCCGCTTGGGAGGCTTCCGCTTGAGAAGCTCCTTGGGCTTGGGTTTGCTTCAATTGATTTCTTTGGTCCTCCTCTCCTTTTTTCTTTCTTCTTAACTTCAGCAATTGATTAGCTAATTTGATGTTTTTAATAGCTCTTAAATCAATAGAATCCTCTAATTCAATGCTACCCTTGCTTAAAGCGGTTTGTATATTTTGCTCTAACAACTGTCTCTCTTCTTCGTCTGGTTCTAACTCTAAAAATATACCAAAATCATAAAGATGTAAATCAGACATCTCTTCTAGCGTAGCTACATTATGAGCGCCTATAGATTCTATAAAAGCCTTTTTAGTTGGAGAGTATTCTATAATATCAGATATTCTAAGTGACAACTGCTCTGCAACCTCGGCTGTCAAAAACATACCTGATTGAAGTATATGTCTACATGCTGTATTTGAGTTAGCTGCCGCCATTTTTTGCACACCAACTAAAGATCTTTCAGCTGGGGTAGACCCGTCGCTAGCTTCGTTGAGACCAGTAACGTCTCTTATCATCTGCAGATAATAATTATATGTTTGTATTAAGCTCTGCATTTTTTGACCACCACCACCAGATTGTATTTCTTGAATAGGAGTTTTTCCAGGATTACCATCACCATCTTGATTGTATGATCTACCAATAATACTACCTGTTTGGAAGAACATATTCAAAGCTTCTTGTGGATTGTAGTTAGTCCCGTTACCTAGATCAATTTCAGCTAAACCGTCTATATCTAAATAAATACCGTCTGGAGTAACTCGTGATAACACTTGTTGGATTTTTAGGTGAGTTAACTGAATCATATCAGCGAAACCAGTTATACGATTAACTAAAGAATCTATCCTACCCTCGTACATCCTAGGTGCTACTATAGCATAATTCATTTTAACTTTAGTGTAATCACTCTTAGATCTCATCATGTTACTAGCTTTCTCCCACTTAACTAGTTTATCAGTCCCCAATATGTAAACGCCCTCGTAAAGGCACTCTAAAGATTTACTTACTTTTTCATATCTATCGCTAGACTCTTTAGGATTAAAAGAATCATCTTTTTTTATAGCCTTATCATTACCACTACTACTTTTCTTTACCTTATAAACCTCGTTCATATAGGTTTTGTAATTAAAATATAGTACATCAACCTTATTGTCATCGGCCTCTAAAGTAGCCTCAGACCCACTACTGTAGCTATTACTGTGCTTGTTGGAAACAATCTCTTCTAAATCATCGTGAGTTAAGTGAGGGAATTGTTTTACTAATTCATTAATTGGAATACTTTTAACCTCTCCAACGTAATATATATCATCGAAAAATGGAGAGTCAGTATGGGAATATACTAAATTAGCTGGGTCAACATAATCTATCACGACACCTTCCGATGTGTTAAATGAAGTTTTAACAGCGCCCATCCCACATACAACTAGATCTTGGTAAAACCTTCTTTTTATTAAATCGTATTGATTGCCTCTCATGAGCATATTTATAGCTTGCTCTTCAGCTATTTCTATAGCCTGCTTATAATTAAGTTGCATGTGTAACGAAAGCTCTTCCTCTGTGGCTGGTAACTCTTTTATACTACTCTCTTTAGTATCAATAGCAAATTTTTCTTTAACAAAAGCATCAAACTCTTTCATCTGCATATCCTTTTGGATATCCTGCATGTATTTAGTTCTCTTAACTACACCAAAGGGATCTTGAGAATAAGCCTTTACATCATATAATCTTTCGGCTATACCGTTAACAACTATATCCACAAACTTAGATATAATAGGTACAGGCGTCCAGTCTAAATTTAAATAGGACAAATCACCGTTTATAGATAACTCATCCTTATATTTTTGAATAGACTGCTCGCCTCTAGCGTATAATCTTAAATTATGAAACCTAGATCCAGTGTTACTAAATCTATCACTATTGCCACGCGACTTACCAAACCACTCGTATTGTATGGCTTTTGCTATTTTTAATCCATAGTCGTAACTTAATTTCTCTAAGTCACTAACAACTTGGCTAGGAAAATGTGTACTTATAACTGATTTAGCCATGTTTAATTTTTTATTATTTTACTCATATTACCATCTTGATCGTATTTAGAAAAATTAATATTTACTAGTTCCTTTTCAATCTTTGCGTTTGCAGCGTATAAATGCCTGTTATTAGCCATGATAGCTAATCCAGAACTTATTGACGCATCAAACTTTGTTCTTTTATTAATATCAAATCTACTCCAATCATTTAATAAATCGTTGAAATATAAATTTCCAATCGATCCATCTTGTCTTAACCCAACGTGATCTTGTATGTACATCTCAATAGCAGCAGCATGTGCTTGTTTTATGTCTTCACTTGAGTTAGGTATTCCACCAACTTCTTTTTCTGCCACTGATAATTTATTCCAAACTTTATCAGGCCTATTCATACTAAAACCTCTATATCCTCTACGCCTCAGATAGTACAAGAGACGAGGTTTATTGTTTTCTGCGAGTATAGGCATCCCGTAAAAAACTAATGCCATTAGAACGTCTTCAAAGAATATCTCCGCTGTAGGTGGTCTTGATAAGTATTCTAAAAAGAAACTGTTCGCGGGAGAGTCTTCCATACTAAACTTAGTTAAGCCATGTAGAGCTCCTTTAGAACCTTCTCCATCTACGGTACCTGATATATCATACGAGTCACAACCAAATGACCCCATGTGCTCGTTACCAGGGTGCCTTATACCATTTTTAAGTATAACTCTATTTTGTAATTGCTGAGGTGGAACCCAGCTAACTTTAAATCTACCTTTTGGATCTGGGTAGAATATTACTTGAGTATCTTTAATACCATTTATCCATTGAAAATTACCAGTTGTTATACCTAAAGTCCTAGACATTTCTTCATTATAATCTATCTGTTCGTATATTTTAACTAAGTTAAATATACTTCCCTTTGCCTCATCTCTAAAAGCGTGTTCTGTAGTTCTTGGAAACTGACGGTAGAATTCGTTTAAAGCGTCTGAATCTCCTTTCAAACCATCTACTTCATTTTGCCAGTTATCTATTACACCTACATCTATTAATTCACCGTCTGGGGCAAGCACATCTGTGTCAGGAGTAGTGAATACTGGAACTCCGTGCTCGTCAATAAATCCTTCGTAGTTCCATTCCATTGGGATGAACAGAGAATATAAACCAGACTTTGTCTGACCATTTCTATTTCGCTTAGTGACATCTGATGCATTGTATAATTTTTTAAAGTTATCCCCTCCTTTATCTAAAGCATTTGATGTTGATCCCATCATGCACTTACCAACTATTCTGCTACCTAATCGTAAACATGTTTTTGTAACCCTCCAGTTGTTTAATATATTATCAGGCCTCTCCCACTTTCCACTTTCATCATGTACTAATAAGGCTAGCTTTTCTCCATCGTAACTATTATCCCCGGTGTTCTTCCAGTCAATAGTTGTGTCTAACCCTTGTATATCTTCCAGCTTTTCATTAGCCGTAATCTTTTTTCTTGTAAACTTGCTAGCAGGTACACGGTAAGCAAGCTCGGACTTTGGACGGTCCATACCATCTTGGACAGGCTTAAAGAAGAACGGGTAGTTAATTGAGATAGGAACAACCTTGTCTGTAAACATTTTCTTAGCATCTGAACCAGTTTTAGATAGTATACCATATCTACTATCACTTGCAAGAGTGGCTAAGTTAACTGTTTCTGCAGATGACATGAACGAAAATCCT